TTAGCCCATTTTACGCAGCTCTTTATACAGTATCTTGCCCACAGGATTCTTGGGAAAAGCATCGAGGAATTGAACATACTTCGGTGTCTTAAAACTGCTGAGCTTCCCTTTGCAAAGATCGATTATCTCTTCCTCAGTGGCTTTTTCCCCCGGCTTCAACACGATAAAAGCCTTGAGTTCCTCGCCAAATATCTGGTCAGGAACGCCAACAACGGCTGCCTCGGAAACCTTGGAATGTTGATAGACAACTTCCTCAATCTCACGCGGGAAGATATTTTCCCCTGCCTTTATTATCATATTCTTCTTTCGTTCCACGATGAAGAAATATCCATCGTCATCCACATATCCCACATCGCCGGTGTGAAGCCAGCCACCATGCAACACTTCTTTAGTCTCCTCTGGCTTATTCCAGTATCCTGACATCACCACAGGTCCTTTCAACACTATTTCCCCAATCTCGCCAACTTTGACTTCATTGTCATTTTCGTCCATCACCTTCATCTCGCAATTCATTGGCTTACCTATGGAACCCGGTTTATATGGTTTATCAAGTGGGCAGCAGGAATTATTGGCCCCTGCCTCGGTTAATCCCCAACCCTGGTATACCTTGCCGGGGTATTTGGATTCGAATTCCTTTCTGGTCTCCTCATCCAATGGGGCAGAGCCAGAAATCCAGTACTTCATCGAGGAGAGGTCGTATTTCTCAGGCTCAGGATACATATTCTGGTAAACGAACATGGTCGGCACCTGGGTTGTGAGAGTTACTTTGTATTTCTGTATTGCATCAAAAATGTCTTCTGTGTTGAACCATCTAACTGACACCCCCCTCACACCAAAAAGGGAGCCGGCGTTCATCGATGCCATGCCATAAGAGTGAGAAAGAGGAAGAGAGCTCAATGCGACACTACCAGGCACAATGGCCCCCTTATGGAATTCATATTGCCCCTTAGCATTGGCGTACAAAGCCTCGTGCGTAAGCATGACCCCTTTAGGCCTTCCCGTAGTTCCCGCAGTATAAAGCAGTGCCGCTAATTCCTCGTTAGCGGTATCTTCCATCTCCAATTCATCCGAGCTTTTATCCACTATGTCCCGAAATAACAGTGTGTCCGGGACTTCGTCAAGCGAGATTACATGCTTTATACTCGGCGCTGACGCCTTGCCATGGGAGACCTTTTCCATGAATTCCGAGCTGCTTATTACCACAACCGGAGTGGAATCCTGGTAGATGTATGCCGTTTCCTCAGCCGAGATAAGAAAGCTAAGTGGGGTAACCACAGCGCCAATTTTGAATATTCCCGTGAAGCTTACTATAACTTCTAGGCAGTTGGGGAGATGGATGACAACCCTGTCACCTCTCTTCACACCAAGGCTTTTAAGGGCATTACCAACTCTGTTTGACCAGCGGTTAAATTCAAGGTTGGTATATTCTTTACCCTCGAATATCGATGAAGTATATTCCCCAAACCTCTCGAGATTTTCTTTCCCTAATTGCGCCACATTCATTGCTATCTTTCCTCCTTCCCAAATCTTGATGAAAATACTTTATCTTAAAAATGCTCCAAAAAACAATACGAAACAAGTCCCGACCACCTTGTCAAGATGAAGTCAGCGCAACAGAGCACCAGTTTTCGGAAGAGGGGAGCGTGGGTTCGAATCCAATACCTGCTCCCGCCTATCCGCCTCTTGTGTTAAATTCTGCTTATCAAGTAGGGGTTATAGTCCTATTAATGGTAGTGCTTCTTCCGCCGTCATTAAAGGCTCTAGTGTATATTTCCATCCCTCGATATTGAAGAATGCAACCAAGCGTTTGTTCACTTCCTTAATCCCTTCCTCTACCTGCCCCTTCTCTATCTCATAAAGGGAATACGATTTTATGCCATCGCCGCCAGCAGCGATATAGGGGCCGAGTCTCTTTACATAGGGTGGCAGGGCTTTTGCAAGAACTCCCATGGCTACCTTCCCAACCGCGGCTACACTCTTAGTCGGATATGTCTGTGTTACCATCAAGAACATTTTCATCACCTCCTTTTTTATTTAACCGGTAAAATGATATCCTACCATCCTTCCTTAGGCAATATACGTGATTGGCAACGGGCAGCTGAGGGGAAATGCCCATGTCTCCCTATGGGCAATGAAGCATACCCCCTGTCCCCCGAGCGTAGCGAAGGGCCAGGCACGGCAATCCCAGAAAAACCAAATTCTAAATCCGAAATCCGAAATACTAAACAATGTAAAAGAGCGGTCAGCAGTCAGTAGTCAGCAGTCAGCAGTCAGCGGTCAGCAGTTGGCAGTTGGCAGTCAGCGGTCAGCAGTTGGCAGTTGGCAGTTGGCAGTCAGTATGAAGCTGATGGCTGATAGCTGATAGCTAATAGCTGATAGCTGCTAACTTCGAGATTGCTTCGGCACGTTGTGCCTCGCAATGACAAGGGGGGGGGCCTCGCAATAAGGTAAGGGGGATGTCATTGCGCGCCTCTTTTTTGTCGTTTCCGAGCCTTTTTCTTATTGTCATTGCGAGCGAAGCGCGGCAATCTCGGTGGGGCACTTAGCATTTAGGATTTCCCTTCGGGGCGCCAGCGTGAGTTGCTTCGCCTCCGCATTTTGTAGTTGCCTGATTCATCAGGCACAATTGCCCAATAAATTGGGCAACTACATTTTTAACCTGGGGATTGCGGAGCTTGTTCCGAGTAAAACGAGGAATCCCGCTCCTCGCAATGACATAAGGGGACGTCATTGCAAGTTGCTTCGCCTCCGCATTTTGTAGTTGCCTGATTCATCAGGCACAATTGCCCAATAAATTGGGCAACTACATTTTTAACCTGGGGATTGCTTCGGCACGTTGTGCCTCGCAATGACATAAGGGGGGTGTGCTTCGCAACGACATAATGGGAAGTGTCATTGCGAGGAATCCCGAGCCCAAGCGAGGGATGACGAAGCAATCTCAAATAAAGGGAAGGGGGGCTCGAAAGCCCCCCTTCTATCTTCACCATCACCTTATTCCTCTCCCGTCAAGGGAGAGGTCAGGTGGGAAGGGTTATTACACCCTTCGTGTTCGGAAGATAAGCACCATGGTAACAATCACCAATAAAGCACCAATGGCGATAATCACCCACACCCATGCCGGAGTAGTCGGTGCCGGCGGTACAACTCCCTCCGCACCTGTGGTGAAGGTCGCTGTAGCGTCACCAAACGCCGTAGTGTCCTTGAACGCCTTTACTGTCCAGTAGTAAGAAGTCTTGTAAGAAAGCGTTCCGGTATAGGTGTAAGTCGTCCCTGATACTGAAGTCGCTGATACCACCTCAGCATCGGTCTCAGCGTTCACCAAACTGAACTCATAGCCTGTGGAATCGGCAACGGCATCCCAGGTGAACGGAATATTGCTCACCGCCACGCCAATAGCGCCATTGCTGGGATTGGTCAGCGTTACCGCAGCCATAGGACCAACGGCAACAGTGAAGCTCCGTACCTCAGACCACGGACTGTGAATTATCTCACCGGTCTCAGCATCGGCAGACCTCACCTTCCAGTAGTAGGTGGTGCCGCAGCTGCCATCGCCCAGAGCTTTATTGTCAACAACATAGCTGGGGCTCGTGCCACTGGGTGGGTCGTAGTCCTTCTCGTTGCAATCAGCGTCCTTGCCATTCCACTCATCGACTAGTACCTCGTTGAAGTCCTCATCATAGGCTATCAGCAGGTTGTAGGAGCAGGCATCACACTGCCTGTCCCACTTCAGCGTGAAGGCATCATTCCAGCACTGACACGGGTCGGCATCAACCACAGCATTGTCTGCAGGGCTGTTGAGCACTGGACCCGCCTTGGCATAGCAGTCCTCGTATGTCCACAGACGACCAACGCTCGAGTCCTCGTCAATACTGTTGGCGTTGGCAAAGGACTTGTAGTATGCGTTGTCATCAATGGCAAACAGCCTGGCGTTGGTATCAGGAGTTAAGCAGCCGCAGAGCTTCAAGCTCGAAGGCTCCAGCGTGAATTGCCCGTGATTGTCAGCCGTATCCTCAATCAGGTAATCCCAACTTTGCCCACCGCAGGCTACATCCTCGGCAGGATTGAGACAGCGTGCCACGCCGGTGACAGTGCCGTTTACATCATAGAAGGTGGCGTACAGAACGCCTCCGGTGGTAGCATCGGTCTCAGGATTGCCCTCAGCGCTGCTGAGGACTATGCCGTAGTAGCCAACATGAACCTTAGTGCATGAAGGAGTTGAGTAGTGCAGTTGAGCCTCCGTTGGCGTAGCAGCACCGGCACATGCACCAAGGTCATCCCAACTGGTGCTTGTGCCAATAGTCCAGCGGTAAATGCTATTGTCAGCGACATTAGCGGGGCTTGCCTGCCCCACCGCAGCATAGACCACGCTGTTGCTGTCAAAGTAGCTGTCAAAGGCAACATGTACGTTGCCAGCGCCAAGACCATCCTCCAGCTTGGTGAAGCTGGCATCGCCGTCATTGAAAGTGGCCAGGTCATCATCGGAGTAGCTCGCCTTGCCATCAGCGCCGCCAACGAGGACATTCCCCTCGCCAAGCACGGCAATGGTATGACCGTCGTCAACCTTGCTGTCCATCGTGCTGCTCCACGAAGCGGTAGCACCATGGTCATCGGACACTGCCACCTTGGCATCGAAGCCCACGGCATAGATGGTAGCTTCGTCCAGGACAGCTAAATCGGATATCTCGTCAACTATCGAGCTTCCTGTTTCCCAGCAGCCCAGACCTTCAGTACCATCGTAGTAAACGGTGTTATTCCCGCGGTCAACCAGGTAAACGGTTAACGCTTCCTCGGTCTCCTCGGGAGCCAGCCTCAACAGACCCATTTCAGGAGTGTCCGCGCCGTTAAACGCCGTGCTACTTGTAAGGTTATCGCACCACTCCCTTATCCAGGCGCCGCTGTATTCCGAAGCCTCGGGCAGTGGGTCAGCTTTCAGCCATACGCTGTCGCATTCGCAATAACCATTTTCACCACGTTCACCCAGGTTAACGCTAACCACCCAGGTCTTATTGCAGTCGGGTGATTTGGCAACATCGGACAGATAGTCGATATAGGTGTCCACCAGTCCAATTTGGTTCCAGGTATCGCCGTCATCCAGGCTGAAGGAGACAGCGCTTTCATCGAATCCCAGGCAGTTGGTCGTATTGCCAGCGGTAAGGGCAACAGCCTTGTTGGGAGCCACATAGGCAACCATGGCGTTCTTCGCCCCCGTGGGCGGCTTGCAGGCCTCGCTCCACCGCTCACAGCAGATGTCCATATCGGAAATGCCATCGTTCCGGTAAACCTGGACACCGTCACAGCAGCCAGTACCGGGAAGCAAGCCGGCTATTGCTTTACCTTCGTCAATGGTTCCCAGGTAGGAAATGCTCGCCAGCAAGGGAGTGTCGGTGATTTGTTGAGCAACCTCAACAACGGCACCGTTCGTTACTCTGTAAATGACACCGTGATAATCGGTGTTGTCCACATAGACCCAGGCGTAGCGAGTATTGGCATGCCTGCCCTCGTAGTCCGTGGGCAGGGCAAGTCCTTCCGCTGCACCTTTATAGGCAGCCCACAGGCCCCCGTCAGCACCGGTTATCGCCACAGCCGCAGGAAAGCTAGGTGCGTTCCAGACCTTCGTATTCCCCCAGGTTCCTGTCTGAAGATAGGTGTAATTATCACTGTGGCTTAGCGCCAGTACCGTGTTATCGGCAAGCCAGCTGGGGGCAAACGCCACCTTGGTAACCGCCACGCTGGTATCACCGCTGTCGTCCCAGCCAGCATAGGCTGAGGCATCTACCCAGTGACCACCGGTTAGACCGCCAGTCACATAGCGAAACACCAGACCGTCTGGGCAGCTCCCCGCATCTCCAGTGCCACCCAGTGCGATGTTGCGATCGCCATCACTATCCTCATTGGAGATCTTCATGTCGAAAGTGCGATTGAGAACAGAACCAGCACTGCTGTCGTCTATATCGCCGGTCCAGGCGAAGTTATCACCGCCATCATCGGAGATGACCACTGCCTGTACGTCATCACAGTAAACGGAAGCAGTGCCGTTATCATCAACCACCGCCACCGCCATGAAGTCGGAGTCATCAAGGCCACAGGCAACGTAGTTAAACGTCACATTGGGATTGCTCGAGTTGAACCCTTCATCCTCCACGACATCCCACACGTTATCGGACAGGTCATCCCAGGTGACACCGAAGTCCTCAGACTTCCACAACTTCGCAGTACAGTTGCCAGTACTGATGTCGTTGTCGTCCCAACCAGACCCGACCACGTAGACGACGCTACCGCCGGGAATCGCGGCCCCCACGACGATGTCCGAGCCCGGGGCAACGGTCCAATCATCGGTGTACGGCGTACCAACCTTGTCCCACTCGGCATTCACCTCAGCGGCGTTAGCCTGTGGAGCCATTGCTGGCGCTAGAAGCAGCCCTAAAGTCATTAATATAGCAATGACCAAATAAAAGGCCCTTCTAGACCAGTTATCTATTGTTTTATCCATTAATTAATCCTCCTTATTTACTTCACCCCAAAAATTCCGTAAATTTTTGGGAACCATTATGTAAACCTTGGCTAAAAGTCGACCTTCTTTGCCTTGGTTTGGTTATCGTGAATTTCCAGTAAACCGGAATGTGCCTCTTACAGACACTTTCCCCTCCGTGAATCCTGTTGAGATTGCTTCGCCTTCGGCTCGCAATGACACGTGGATGGCTTTCCAAAATTTCCGTAGTGCGACCCTTCAGGGTCGTGCACGAGGCTAAAACCTCGCACTACATTTCCAAACATCTTTGTCATTGCGAGGAGCGAATGCGGTTGCGAGGCATAGCCGAAGCAAACTCGGAGCAACAGATTCCTCGTTTCACTCGGAACAAGCTCCGCAATCTCGTGGCACTGCCACGCTCCGCAATCTCCTTCGAGAATTCCTTTGGGACTGCTCCATAGGCATCACCTCCTTTAATCTATTCGGGCAAACTGTAAACATAACTTGAAATCTTGTCAAGCACACATTCAATTATTGACATACACTATGCAACATTATACTAGCCTGCTTCCCAATGTCAATATACCTCTTATTACGATGCAGTGAAGGGTGACAAAATTCCCTTGCCTTTCTAGAACTGTAGTGCTAATATTCTGGCATGATAACGCACCACCTTCCCGTCATTGCAAGGCACATCCCCCTCCTGTCATTGCGAGGTGCACCCCTCCTGTCATTGCGAGGAAGTCCGTCACTTGGCGGACGACGAAGCAATCTCAGAGCGAGCTTCCTCGTTTCACTCGGAACAAGCTCCGCAATCTCATGCCCCGCCGGGATTGCCACGCTTCGCTCGCAATGACACCTGGAGAGGGGCTGACAATGACAATAAAAACCGCAATGACTCCCCTTGTGTCATTGCGAGGAAATCCAGAGCGAAGTGAGGGATGACGAAGCAATCTTGGAGCAATTTGAGGACAGAATGACAGAAAGCGAAAGACTCGTCACGGAACCACAAAGCATCTGGGATTTATTGCCCGAGGACTTCCCCTACGAAGACGAAGGCTGTGAGCTATGGCCGCATTGTCTTACCTGCCCCTTCCCCTACTGCATCAAGGAAGCGCCGTGGGGAAAGGAGAAATTCCTGAAGACCCAGAGGGCAAGGAGAATGATGGCGCTGAAAAAGGAAGGGAAAAGCAATGACGAGATTGCCCGAATATTCCAGGTTAGCGTGAGGACGGTGCAGCGAGGGCTGAAGGTAATGAAGGAAGCCTCAGAAGATAAAAAATCAAAATGCAAAACGCAAAAGTAAATTTTGAACTTTCCTCCGTACTTTTGACCTTGCGGAAAAATCCTGAATTCCAAGCACCAAATCTTGAACAAATCCTAATATCTAAATTCAAACTTCAAAAAGACTTTGGTCATCGGGACTTTAGTCATTTGATGTTGTTTAGTATTTCGGGTCTTATTGCACAGCACCGTCGCCCTCTTGTAGTGCGACCCTTTAGAGTCGTGCGCACGAGGCTGAAGCCTCGCACTACATTTTTGAACAGCCTTTCATTGGAAGGAGCACCCTTTTTGTCATTGCGAGGCACACCCCCCTTATGTCATTGCGAGGAAGTCCGTCACTTGACGGACGACGAAGCAATCTCATCCCGAGATTCCTCGTTTTACTCGGAACAAGCTCCGCAATCTCCCGGTGAGGCACCTGGGAATTTTCAGAGATGATTGATACTTCAGTTTCTTCCTATCGTCAGAACTCAAGCACAAGCTTCAATCCTTCACAGCTAGCCCGCATCGATACCGCCAGGCTGGCAGCCTATACCAACAACCTCAATTTCTACAACGGCAGCCAGTGGGAGAAGACAAGCAGAAACCGCCAGCTCGTATTTAACTATGCCAAAGTGGCCATCGATAAGGTCACCAGCTATTTAATGCAGGGATTGACCTTCGCCTGCTATCCCACCGAGAACACCGACCAGCTCAAAGCAAAGGTGCTCCACGCGGAGCAGCTGCTCCGGGACGTCTATGAATCCAACAACCTCCAGCAGCTCGATTGGGAGACTGAGATTGACGCCGCTATCCTGGGAGATGGATGCTATAAGGCCATCTGGGACCCGGACCAGAAGCGCATCAGGATCACCGCTCCGGATATCCGGGGTATTTACGCCTGGTGGCTGGGTGATGACCTGTCCAACGTGTGGCGGGTGGCGTCACGATATACCCTTTCCCAGGACCAGGTAAGCCTGCTTTATGGGAATGAGATTGCCACGCCTTCGGCTCGCAATGACAGCCCTTTTGTGTCATTGCGAGGTGCAGCGCACCGAAGCAATCTCGTGAAAGTAACCGAACTCTGGACCACCAAGGACTTCGAGCTCTTCCTGGATAACGAAAGGATTGAGTCGAAGCCCAACCCGTATGGCTTCATTCCGTTCATTATCTTCCCCAACTTGAGGGAGCCCAAGCAGTTCTGGGGGACCTCCGATATCCCCTCAGTTAAGCAGCCGCAGCGGGAGTTGAATCGAGCGGTCAGCCAGTTGTCCAGGATCCTGGAATTGTCAGGCAACCCGATAGCGGTCCTCGAGAACGTCGGCGAATCGGAAGATATCCAGGTCCAGCCGGGAGCGGTGTGGACCGTACCCGAGGATGCCAAAGCTTATCTGCTAGATTTGCTCCAGGGCGGAGGCATCAGACTCCATATAGATTACATTGATTTGATATATCGCACCCTTCACGATATCTCCGAAACCCCCAGGGCAGCCTATGGCGGCACCGAGAGGGATTTATCAGGAGCAGCCCTGCAGATTGAGCTGGGATCATTGATCCAGAAGGTCACCAGGAAAAGGACCATCAGGACCAACGCCTATCATAAGAGAACCGAGATGATCCTCAAGCTAGCAGCCAGATATATGAATGAGAACCTCGAAGGTATAACCCACCGTGTCGTGTGGGGTCCGGTACTTCCCCAGGATACCCAGCGTCAGGCTCAGAACGAGCAGCTCCTCGTCCAGGCGGGAGTCCACAGCAGAAGGACGGCTATGGACGAGATGGGAATCATGGATCCCGATGAGGAGTTCACCAGGTGGCTTGAGGAGAGAGGAAAGATCTTACAGATGAATGAGGACTTTAGGGCAAAGTCCACCCGTGGCGGTGCGAGAGAGAGAGCGGTTGCCGCTGAGATGGAAGTGCCTGAATAATAAAGTCAACCCCCATGTCATTGCGAGCGCAGCGAAGCAATCTTAGGGGGAGAGTAAAGAGGAGGAATCTATGGCAGAAGCCAACAATGAAGAGAAAGACCAGACCCAGGACAACGTGTCCACAAACGAGGAGCTCAGTGCCGTCAAAGCTCAGCTCGAGGAAGAGCAGAAAGCCAGCGCTGCCTTGAAGGAAGCGTCCGACAAGAAGGACGTTACCATCGCCGACCTGGAGACCAAGCGTGGCGAGCTCGAATCGTCCTTAAGCGAAGCGAAGAAGCAAAGCGAAGCCTTGACCACTTCCTTGAAGGACGCCAGAGATCAGGCCGTTGCCAAGTATGCCACAATGGCCAAAGCCCTCAATCCCACCATACCCGAGGACATGATCAGCGGCGAGACCATCGAGGAGCTCGACGCCTCAGTCGAGAAGGCCAAAGGCCTGGTAGCCGCGGTCAAGAAGACCCTCGAGGCCGAAGCTTCGGCAGCCAAAGTACCTGCAGGAGCTCCAACCAGAGGAGCCATCTCCCTCGAGGGAATGTCCTCCAGGGACAAGATCGCCGCTGGAATTCAGCAAAAAGGTTGAACGTTGAACATTGAACGTAGAACGTAGAACGTAGAACTTAGAACAAGGAGGAACTATGAGTATATCTTTAGATGAAGCATCAAAACTGTCTAACGATGTCCTGCTGCAGGGCATCATCGAGACCATTATCAAGGACAGCCCTATACTGCAGGAGCTGCCCTTCATTCAGATTGTCGGTACCAGTCTGAAGTACAACCGTGAGAAGACGCTGCCCGGAGTAGGGTGGTATGCACCTGTTACCGGTACATGGACAACGTCCGAGCCAGCGTTCGAGCAGGTGACCGCTACCCTCCAGATCCTTGGCGGAGACGCCGATGTCGATAACTTCCTCAAGTCAACCAGGAGTAATGTCCAGGACCTTGAGACAGCCGTTATCGAGCAGAAGGCCAAGGCGGTCCAGCATGAGTTCGAGAATATCTTCCTTAACGGGACGGGTGCCGATGAGCAGCCGTCAGGCTTGTATAAGCTGCTTTCGGACACAGCCTGGGTGGCCGATACCGTCACAGAGGTGGGCGATATCGTTGTCCCCACCGCAGGACTCGAGAACGGCTTCCGGTATGAGTGCACGGCGTCAGCCGGCGATAAAAAGACTCATGCCACTACCGAGCCCACCTGGCCAACCCAGGAGGGAGCCACCGTCGTTGATGACCAGGTCACCTGGACCTGTAAATACGGCCACCACTTGGGAACAGGAGCCAATGGTGCCACGTTGGCCCTGGCCAAGCTCGATGAGCTCATCGACCTGGTAAGAGGCGGTAAGCCCGACATGCTCTTGATGAGCAAGAGGAGCCGAAGGAAGCTCCAGGGCCTTGTCAGAGCCTCGGGAGCCGTCCTTGAGACCAGGCCGGGGATGTTCATGGAGCAGATCCAGCTGTATAACGGCATCCCTATCGCCGTCAACGACTGGGTGAAGGACAACTACACCGTCGGCAGCTCCGACGACTGCTCGGTCATCTTCGCCTTCCAGATGGGCGAGGGCGGCGTGTGTGGGTTATCGAGCCCCGAGATGCTCCAGGTGGAACGGCTTGGCTCACTGGAGACCAAGGACGCCACCAGGACCAGGGTGAAATGGTATGTGTCTCTAGCCCTCTTTTCCACCGTGAAAGCGGCCATGATGACAGGAGTGCTGGACTGAGGAGAGTGAAGGAGGTAACAGGTAAAGAAGTAATGTGTGACAGGTGAAGAGTGATGCGTAAAAGATTACAGATTACTGATTACATATTACACATTACTTCTGACGTGCTGGCGCGGGCCCGCGGGCTTCAGGAGAGGATACGTCCCATGCTTTACCTGGTTTCAAGGGGACGGCTGGGCAACGTTCGCAGCGTGGAAGCTGGGATTAACCCACGACCAGGATGTGAGAAGTCCTCTTGGTTCCCAGCACGGGGATCGCACCGGCCAGCAAGCCACATCTTAACCTCCTGCCTCAGGGGGAGGGGAGCATCGACCCTCCCCTCCCTCCTAACCTGGAACATTGAACATTGAACGTTGAACGTTGAATAAGGAACAGGTGAGATTATGAACCTAACAGAAATGAGAGCGAGAGTCCGGGAGGACCTGCAGGACGAAGATGATGCTAACTATCGTTGGACCAACGACCAGGTGGACGGAGCCATCGAGAGAGTGGTCAAGGAGTTCTCAATAGTACACCCCATACAGCAGCAGGACGATATCGCTACCGTCGAGAGCAGCAGGGATATCGATATCTCCAGTCTGTCAGGCCTTATCAGGGTGGAGTCCGTTGAGTTCCCTATCGGTCAGAACCCCACTTACTACCAGAAGTTCCGAATCTGGCAGGACACCATTCAGATGGACGACGAAGGCAACGGAGACGATGCCCGGGTAAAGTGGTATAAGGAGCACACCCTAAACGGATCATCGTCGACCATCCCAAGCCAGTTTGAGGAGATCATTGTCCTGGGAGCCACCGGATATCTTGCAACATCAGCATCGGTCTATACCGTTGACAAAGCTACCATCGCAGGCAAGTGGGCTACCATCAACTTCTTGAAGTGGGGAGAACAAAGGCTTGACCGCTACGACAAGAAGCTCAAAGCCCTCAAAAGTCGAGTCATCTCAAAGGAGCTCTATACCGAATGAACATTGAACGTTGAACGTTGAACATTGAACATGTTAGAACTCGGCATTCTCAAGACCTTCGACAGCGAAGCCCACAAGGCGGGCGTGCAGCTCGTCGGTTCGCTAACCACTTACCTCGACGATATCTCTGTCTCCGTCTCTATCGCAGCGTCAGCTCTGGTAGTAGGTAACTATGTCCTGGTAGCCATCCCTGGGGGAAATCCCCGCGACGCTTGCATCGTCGCTTCCTGGCCACAGGGCAGCTCGGGCGGCGTCACAGACCACGGCGAGCTCACCGGTTTGGGGGACGATGACCATTCACAATATCTCAGCGTTGCCAGGCATGACATCACAGCTCGGCATCCCCTGGGGAGCGTGGTCCCTCATGAGTCAGCTCTGAACAACCTGGGCGACGTCAACGTTCCATCACCTGCAGACGAAGACGTTATCTACTGGGACAACGCAGCCTCCAAGTGGAAATGTAAGCAGCCCAGCGGCGGAAGCGTAGACAAGCGGTTCTACATGCTGGCTAATCCTACTACCATCTGGAGGGCGTGGGCAAACGCTGTTTCCTCTACTCCAAGAATCGCCACCGTTGCCAGCGTGAGTGGCGATGTGATAACTATGACTACCGGTGTCGCCTACTACTTTGGTGAGTGGGGAGCCGCTCCAGAGTATATGAATGCCTCCAGCGTCTACGTTTTGATACGAAACACTACCAGGGGCGAAAATGCTTGGGTGAAGGCTACACCGAATGGCAAGACAGGCAAAACACTCCAGGTTACCAATGCTGCCGACATTGCAAGTTGGGTAAATGGGAACTCAATCAGGACTTATAGCACCTGTGGAGTCTCACAAGCGGTAGAGCTAGACATTAGTCCCTGCATTCCAGCGGACGCAACAGCGGTTTTCCTCAAGACACAAGTTGCCGATAATGGGACAATGGCCTACGCAATCGGATTACAGGTTAGCAAAGATGGCGGAGCAGGAACATGGTGTAATACCTTTGCACAAGTAACTGACCTTTTGAACTGTGCATATCCATCAATTCCCATACAAACAAACCGCCACATCAATGCGAGAGATAGAGCATCAGGAACAAACACACTAAAGCACCAAATCAGCGCGATATCTTATATCAAGTGACATTGAACATTGAACGTAGAACAAAGGAGGAAACCATGGCAAAATCTAAAGTAAAACAATCAGTCGAAAAGGAGAAGACCAAAGAAGGCCTTCCCAAAGAAGCCTTTGCCATCGTCGGTGACCCGGAGGATCCGGAGACCTGGAAGCTTCCCCATCATACTAAGGCCATCTTCAGAGCCCTGAAGGGCAGGCTAAACATCGAGAAGACCGTGAACTGGGACCGCATGCCGGCAGCGGTGGCAGCTCTATCAAGAGCCGGTTACCGCGGAGAGAGAGTCCAGGCCGACCCGGAGGATATCATCTCGGCAGCCCGCCACTTAGCCCGACATTATGAGAAGGCCAACAAACCAGTCCCCGATACCCTGGGAGCATTGATATAAACCAATTAACTCCCCCTTTAGAAAAGGGGGATTAAGGGGGTTATGATAAATAACTCGGAAGAAAACTCAAAAGCCCGCTCTCGCACGTTTTTCAAGGGTATTGTGCCTAAAGAGCTACTCAGCACACCAGAGGAGTGGCATGCCTTCCTTGTCGGCTTCTTCGAAGTCCTGTGTCCCTGGCAAGAAAGACACCCGATGAAAGAGGATTACTTCTTCCAAATCGAGGACGAGCATCACTATTACCTGGGCGGCAGAGCGGCAGCCGTCATGGCCTGGCTCGCCATCGCCAGGTTAATCCTGGGGGTATTTTGGTGACACTACATATTGAACGAAAATTTTATGATCTGTAAAACTGCACCACTATATATAGCATGAAGGATTTATCAGCAACCCTCTTAGCAGCTCAGAAGAAACCCGACCGCCTTCCTTACGTCGAGGCGAAGGTCTACGACTTTGACCAGGGCATCAAACGCCTATCCTGGTCAAGACTTTACACCGGCAGCGAAACCGACAATCACCATGGCATCGCCTTCGACGGCCAGGGCAGCATGCACCGCATCCGCGCGGATTCCGGCAACAAGTTGTACCGCCAGAAGGTCACCAGCCCCGATGATCAGTCCGACTATTCCCAGTGGACCCAAATAGCCACGAATTGTTACGGACCATGTGCCATCGCCGCCCATGGTGCGAAGGTCTATATCTTCTACCGGACCACGGGAAATGTCCTGTGGAAGTATTATTCGAAT